GACCAGTGAGGCATACTTTCCATTGTTGAAAAAGATAAACAAATCGGGAGTGCCTTGACCAGCTTGTCCCAGTGCTTTACCCTTTTTTGCTAAATATATCGGAAGTCTTGCACCGGAAAGGTAATTAGCCAAGAACCTAACCTTCGGATATTTCAAACGCAAGTATTTGACTACTGCAAGTTGAACTACATCTTCAGCATTCTTCATTATAATTCATTATGTGCTTCTAATTGTTTTTCCAAGTCCTTTGTGTATTCGCATAATGCCATTGCATCGCTTCTAACAATGTCAAGTTGAATGGTCGCTGCTTCGTATCTAACAAATGCAGTATCAAATAACTCTTTGGCTTTTGTAGTTAGTGCAGATGCCTTGTCAATGTTATCATCAAAACCGGTTAAATCTTTTAAATCCCGATTGATAATTTGCAAGTCAATTCCAAGCATAAGAAGTTTCAATCGTTCCTCTTGGAAGTATCTTAATCCTTCAAGTTGGCTTTGTAGATTGTTTAAATGATTTTTGTAATTGCTCATATTAAAAAGGTACTTCGTTAAATTCTTTACCAAATGTATTCTTTAGTGCTGACAATTCCAAATTCCCGGCATCTACGTTACGTTCACGCTTTGCCTTTGCTTCTAATCCAAAGTAAATGCCATCGTCTTTACGTTCGTAAAATCTATTCTTTTTCCAATCAAAGTATAGTTTACATCTTCCCAGCTTTGCGCTACCCTTTGGCTTTGCTTTGGCAATGTGTATATGTGTTTCATTATTTTCGTATGGTTCTTGTGTTTCATTATCAATAAACCCTTGTGGTGGTCGCCAAAGAATTATGAATGCCATTGCCTTACGGAAGAATGATTGTCCACCGGCTGACTGCCTTGGATGTGGTGGTGGATAAAATGTAATACCATTTTCCGTTATTGGTGCTTGTTCTTGTGGATGCATACAAATAAAGATATGCTTATTTTCTTTCTTTGCGTAACGCCTTAACTTTCCAATGGCGTCTTCAATGTATAAATCTTGTCTATTCCCATACTCATTCATATCGTGCTTGATTTCATTATATGGGTCAAAGAGTATATTATCTATCTTGATATTATTTTCTGCTTCAAATAATCTCGTTTGGTTTATAATATCTTGAAACGTAAAACTATTCTCATCGTTATCTACAATAAAGAATTTATCGGATAGGAAGTTGATAGCATTATAAATCTCGGCTTCGGTGCAATGCTCAAAATCACTTGCAAAAAATTGCTTTCTACAATACTTTGATACAAGTTCTTTGGCTATGTCTTTATAATCTCCGGTTTCCGGTGTGAAGAGAATGTGTCTTTGATTGTATAGTAAAGAAAGGTTAAGCAATAATTCCAAGTTAAATTCGGTTTTACCGGAGTGCGGAGATGCTAATATGAAAGTCATACTTCCAGCTTTCCTCGTGTAGTATTCGTGTAAGGTATCAAAGCCACAATAGTCGCCTTTTTGAATACCTTGTTTATGGAATGCTAATAATTCATTCTCAAAGTCGGTTAGTTTTTTTATCATTTTGTTTTTGGTTTACGCAAATCTAAATAAAATTTTTATCAAAGTTAAATTCCTCTGCATTTAATTTATGATATTCAAATGCTCTCATACCAGTTATATGGCTATCGGTAGGGAAGAAGTACTTCCATCCTTTACCGGCTCCATTTGGCTGATAATAAAAAAAAGCAACACCTAATTTACCGGAAGTTTTTTTGAATACTACGGAAGCAGTATGGTCACTTGATGGGATAATTTTTTCTACCTTAAACTCCTCGTTATTGAAGTTCATTTCCCTATCGTGTTTACTAAACCTTTGTTCAACTACTTTTGCGAACGCTTGTAATTCTTTTGCTATTTCCTTCTTCATTAGTTTATAGGCATTGTAAAGTTTGCAATCGTTGGTTTGTTAATCTTGTATTCATCTCTGAACCAAACACCTCGCATCTTTTGTTTCCAATTCTTAACCTTGTTTCCATTGCTATCAATCCAATTACCTTCGTTATAATAGTTATATGCTTTTATCGCACCGGTGTCTTCATAACCATTCTCATTAAAAAATTCAATTACCTCACCCAAACTTGGCTTACTATATACTTTATTTTCTTTTATTTTATTTTGTTTTGTTGACACTTGTTCAACACTTGTTGAATTTTGTTCAACACTTGTTATAACTTCTTGATTACCAATACGTTTTTCGGCACTCTTTTTACCGGCTTGTGAGCGTTTGACACTAACTTCTTGCATCTTACCGATATTCTTTAGCACTCTTGCAGACCAAAAGAACTCTCCATCGCTTGAAAATAACTCCACATCTTGAATACAAAAGTTTATAAATTCTTCTATAAGTGTAGGCTCTGCCATTAGCTGCTTTGCTATTGAGTGATATATGTACTTCTTGTGTGCCAGCTTGTTTTCTTCTTCTTGGTGTAACATCTCTACAATGCGCCACCAAAAGCCATAAGCAATGCCACCATATTCTCCAATAACGTATTGAATTTTTGGATCACTTATCGCCTCAAAGTCGTGAGGGAAATAATAAGTTTTTTTCATTTTAGTAGTTTATTGATTGTGATTTTGATTTTGTTGCCCGATATCTATTAACTTTCGGGGCATCAAAGATAGAAAATTCTTTTGACAAAAAGTTAATATACATTTTAACCGGTTGTCTATTCTTACGCAAAACATCTGCATAATATGAAACGCTATACCCATTGTTGAAGTTTAATTTCAAATATTGCATATCGGCTGCGCTTAATTCATTTCTATTTGCAACGCTTGTAGACTGCCTAATGATTTGTTTTTGTTCGCCACGTAAAACATCTTTCATATAATCGTACCGGTATTGCATACGCTTATTTGTGCGTAGTTGTACTTGTATTTTATCAAGCCAATAAATAATGGTTGAATGGTTTGTTAAATTTAATTCTAATGCTACTTGTTTTAAAGTATATCCTAAATGATTGTATAACATATACCCGACCAGTTGCTTCGCTTGTGCGACTTCTTTTAGTCTTGATTTGCTATTTAATAATCTATCATAAATAATATCCGATGGTACTCGGTCGGTGTGGTATAATTGTGCTGACCAATAACACAAATCTTTTGTCGTTTCTTGCATAATGATTTTAAAAAAAGGGAGGCTTTTACACCTCCCATAGTTACTACTCTGTTACTTCTTCGGCTACTTGAACAAATAGTTCCGGCTTTACAATTTGTAATGCTTCGATAACTACCTTCGCATCGCCCAATGTAAATGCGCCTTTGTTTTGTGCTACTGCTACTGCATTAACCAAAACTTGTACTGCTTCTTCGTGTGTCATAATTAAAATGGCAAGTCCGTTGCCTTCGGTTTAAGTTCATCATTTGTTGTAGGTGCTACATAATCGTTTACATAGATTTTGTAGTCCGGTTGTTTTTCTTCGCTCTTGTAGGAGTTTACCCACATTGAGTAGCGTTTGTTTTCCAAAGTAAAGTTAATTACTTCTCCTTTCGGGGTTTGCTTTTTCCACGCTCCCCAGCTTTCTTTCTTTTCTTCTGACATAGTTTTAAATTAAGGTGAACAAATATAAAAATTAAATTAAATAATTAGGCAATGTAATATCAAAGTGAGCAAAGATTGGTTCTTTAAATTCATAACCCGGATACACACCGGTTTTGTTACATATTTTAAGACCTTCTAATAAGGCTAAATATTCCTTTCTACCATAGTCAATAACATCACCGGCAATTCTATGAACGGATATCATATAAGGATATTCCTTTTCTTGTGCGATGTAATAACAATCCTTTGTTTTGTATGCATCTGTATAGAATGCTGCTTGGCGATGGTAATCAAAGTTAAAAAAAGAACGATTAAACTCTTTTGGCTCTGCTGACTTTGTTGTCTTATAGTCAATCAACATATCTCCGAGTATCACATCTGCTTTTGATTTGCATTCAATACCATCAATTTCAAAAAATTTACAAACCTCAATATCTGCACCGGCTAAACCACCAAACATCTTTGGAAGTTGCTCGTAAAAAGCATAAGCCATATCGGAAGCGATAGTATAGTTTGCCTCGTCTACAATTTCAAACTTATTAATCCTTGCAAATTCTTGGCGTTCTAATTTCCACGCTTTGTTTTCAGAGTCGCGAAAATCTTTTGCTCGGTTTGGCTTGTCCTCGTTTTTCAAAACAATATATTCCTTATGGAAATTATCCGGTTCTAATACAAGAAAGTGTGCCAGTCGCCCGAAATTTAATGCGTCATCGTCTTTTCTATAAACACCATTCATATACATCCAATAATGCTTCGGTGATTTCTTGAAATACCCAAGTGCCGAATTTGACACTCGGGGTATGTTATAGTAATTATCCATTTAGTTCAGTTTTCTTTTTATCCTTTGCGTCAATAAACTCTTGTTGCTTTTGGAATTGTGGGTACTTTGCCCAAATGGTTTTCAAGCCATCCAAGTTAGTAGCCAAACCAATATCATAAACTGCAGTTTGTAGATTAACACTTGGCATTTGTGGAATGCTACCATCGTTGGTAGCGTCGCTATCTTTGGTATCATCAATACCGAATAAACCATTCAAGGCATACTTACGAGCATACGACGAAGAAGCACCAGTTATTTGAGAGCTATCCATCCCTTTCTTAACTTCTTCTTCCCTTGCCCATCCATCTACCGACCACCGGTCTACACCATCTGTTATGATGGCACTTGCTTTGATGTAGTATCGGTTGCCTTGTGCCACTAATTCATCTGTAATTGATAGGAATAAACCTTGCTCTTTTAAGTGTGGTTTAAGTGCTTCTAAAATATCTTCGCAAGAACGATACTTGTATCCACCGAATTTGTTAGTCTGACCTTTTGGTGCTCTTAATTCACTCTGAATAGTCACCAGCTTTTCGATTAAGTTTTTCATTATAAGTTTTGAAATTCGCTATTTGAGAAATACCATTCTTCCAACTCACCGAACTCGTTAGTAAATTGGATTAATGCTTTGTTGAAGAATTTTTTTAAAATCGTTCCTTCCTTTCCGATTGTGATTGCATCTACTCCTTGAGGATTTGCAACAATTAATACTTTTTGAGTCATTAGTTTTTTAGTTTTAGGATATTAAATATAAGGTTTTTTGTTGATAATTCCAAATTTTCTTTACGTTCTGATTTGGCAATTTGTTGTTGCTCGTAAAGTTTGCGATATTTTAGCCTCGCTAATTCTACCGGTGTTAATGAGTTATCAATTAACATTTTCTTCTGCTTCGTTATACGTTTCATAAAATTTCTCCTCACCACTAAACACATCCGTAACAAGGAACTCTACATTGTTAGCAAATGCACTGCATATTGATATTCCATTTTCAAGTGCGATATAAACATAACCACTATTAGGGTTAAATCCAATCTGTATTATTCCTTCACCGGATGCATTCTTTGCATAAGATGCAAGGCATAACGATAAACCCATTGCCTCGCAATAGGCTATTGTTTCTTTTAAGTTATTAAGTTGTAAGTATTCCATAATATTAATTAAAAAACATATCCGGTAAATCAACTATTTCGTTATTGTCTAATCTAATGCCTATCAAATGATATTCACCATTAAACCAATAATACTTTTTTACAATTACTTTAACACCTTCGGTAGTACCCCAATAGTCAGATGTTTTACACATTGTTACGATTTCTTGTTTCTTTGTTTTCATAATTTTGATTATTTAGAAATTGATGATTTGAAAATTTGATTTCCGGTTTGTAAAATTAATTCAAGGTTTGCTTTTGCAATCAATAAACTTTGAAGTTGGATTGACATTAATTCTTTTTCTTCGTTCCAATCTTTTGTTAAGTCAGATTGAGTGTCTGCAATAAATACATCCAATTCTTCGATGATTTGTGTTAAGGTTAAGTTTTTCATAATTTTAAGTTTTTGTTTTTATTTGTTGAATCGAAGGTCAAAATAAATGTTTGAATAAAAAAGAATTATTTTTTAAAAAGTTATAACTTACT